CACTTATATTGATGCGTTTTCCATAAACTTTATTTGCGTCATTGATATTCCATGGCGTACTACCAGTAATAAAACTCGAAAAATTTTGAGTGTAATAATGTCCATCATAAGTAAGTGCGGCATATTTTGGAACAATATATTGTCTTGCTGCGGCATTATTTGGTACCCAAGCGCTCATGGGATTTTCTCCAGCAATCGTACCAGCCCAACTTCCACCTGCAGCAGATCCAGTATGAAATAATGGAGTAATGGTGTTTACTGTTCCTCCTCCATACATCAAAAAATCATTACTTTTCTTGAGAATAACATCCATATAATATGTTGCTCCAGAAAGCATTGATTTCATTTTGCCAATTGGAGCAGAAACAAGAGACTTAAGTTTGCCATCCTCAAAAAATAAATTTATGGTTTCTGCCAAAAAATTATTAATTGCCATTTTATATAATGGTGTTGTTTCTAATCCATTCCAATCAAAATAAAAATCGATTTTACCATCAGGAATATCCGGGCGAGCTGCAAGCAATTCAACAGAAGTAGCTCCATAATCATTACGAGCAAATATTCGTGAAGTTCCATCCGATGAAGAAACTGGAATTCCTCCATAATTCGAACCATTCTTGATATCTAGCAAACTTTCGAAAGCAATACGATAATTTGGAGCAATTGTATCAGTATAATCGCCACCATCAACAGATGAACCAGTAAATACTGCGTAATCCATTGCTATACCAGATTTAATGCTATTAAACATTATTCCTGGTGAAAAAAATGGATTCATCATTGATGACATTGCAAAAGATGCAGATGATGGAACACTTTTGTCGATGTTGGTACCATCTTTATATCCAACTCCTCCTATATGAGGACCATATGATTGAGAAAATAATTGTGCCAATTGCACTGTTCTCAAACATGGATAAAATCCATTATATGGTAGTAATTTTTTTATCGCATTACACTTAAGAGAAATTCTATTAACTGAAATTTCTCCACTGTCGTGTTCTTCTGATATCTCATCAAAATGCTTAAGAAAATCCGAATGAGAGTATATTTTATAAAAATCTTCGATTGGTCCGCTGTCATATGTTAACGATGATTGAGTTAACTCTGTCCCAACATTAGATAAAATTTTATCATTTATTTCTCTAAAATTTCCACCTTTATTATCAACATAATAATTCATATGTTCGGAAATTCTGAACTCTGGAACAATAGTGTACTCTTTAGCCATTGGCAAAATGTCTGCTGCAAATTGTTCATATGAATCATGCATTGGATTTTTTCCAGAATGCACGTGTGTTCTAAAAATATGTGGTCCATAGCTTGTATCTTGTTTTGGATACAGAACAGCATCAATAAATGTCCCCGAAGAACACATTGAGCCTCCGCCTTGCGTTATTGGTAAGTAAAAACCAGAACGATTATTTGGCAAATCTTGTCCAGCATAACAAATAGACCATGTTAAATTATTTTCAAAAACTTGTTGATTATTTCTAGCCCATGGATTTCGATATTGATCATAAGTAAAAACAAAATTAGCATCTTTAGTGCCCAATAAAGAATATGGATTTGTTGAACTATTGGGATATCTACCATAAAATTTTTCTGGATATGGAGATAGTTCTCCGAAGTCAAATCCGCTAAATTTTTTAATAACTTCTGAGTCAGAATCATTTACTGGCGTATCAATACCATAATCTAATGGTAGCCCCGTTGCAACTGACACAACAAAGCTTGAAGTTACATTATATGCAATATGAGTGGCGCATTCAACACTTTGCGTGTGTCCCAATTCACAGCCAAATGGCCATATACTTGGTGCAAATCTATTTTTTATTCCTTGTGAATTAATCAGTGTGGTCTCATTTGATCCAGAATAAAGATATTGCGTTAAACTATTTCTTGATGGTGAAATTGCCCATCGTGTTCGTGTTGCTGGATCTGAGTGCCAAAATGTTCTTCTCTCAAGGGGGCTTCTATCGATACCATTATCACTATAATTTCCAGATGCATAGTAATGTCCCGGCTCTAGTGTTTGATTCGAATCATAGAAGCTAAATGAAGAACTTATTATTTTTGGAGCAGATTCCTCATAATTAATTCTTGTTCTAATAATCTTTTTACCTGTATTAACTTCTTTTGGATAAACAACTTCTCTATAAGAAAGCCCCATAAATCCTTCAATTGGGTTTTCTACTTCATTTTGTTCTGTATCGATGTATAATTCTTTCATTCTATGATACATCTGATCGTCACATTTTCCAGTACCAAAACGATTATTAAGTTCTGTATTTGTAAATAATGAAATATTATTTGCGTACGTATGTGCAATAGATACTGGGTTTGAACTTCCCTTAACATTAAAGGTATGAATCATTGGACGATTTCTAAATACGACTGCAGGCTCGGTATAATTTGTGAATGTATCTGGTCGACGATCAATATACATTGTCTTAGCACCAGTATTCGTTATTATTTGTCTTTCTTTTGGCACATCAATAACAGAAAGTATATTTTGACTTTTTTGTAATCGTGCGATAGGATGTTCACCCGTCCTTATTTGTTTCCAAGTTGGATATTGATAAGGACCATTTCTGTGCAATAAAAGGCTATTAAGCATAGAAGTCTGTGCCATAGTAGCAAGCGATGTATTTCTATACTCTGAGGTTGAGGAGCTCAATATATTCAAAGAAGAAGTGATAGGATCATAAATAATCGAATTTAAGCCTGCAAAATCGGTTGAGAAAACAGTGCTAACCGCAACAGAACCAGTACCTATAAAAACAATATCTTGTCCAGGTATAGAGCTGGTACCAGATGGAACATAAAATTCAGATAACAAACCATATGGAGATAATGTTATATCTGCAGATGCCGTAATCCATGTATATTGCAAATCACTTTGAGGAATTGGTCGAATAACAAAAGCATTATCATAATTTGAAGCTGTTGCACACAATAATTCATTTCCTGAATATTCTATTCTTCTAGATCTGTTCCCGTGTACCTTGTGATAGTTTGGAAGACTTGTATCAACAGAGTTTGTACCAAATTGTTGCGTATGAATCGATTCAGAAACACTTAGTGAGTTTCGAACAACAGAATTTCTAAAATTCATACTATTGTATGATGATTTCTCTTCTGCTTCGAAATCCAAATGCCCTCGAGACATTGTTCTTGATTCTCCTGGCGATGAGAATCTTTCCACAAATATATGTTTTGTTGTTGGACGTGTTTGCAGCGTATAATCTGCTATGCCATAAATAATAGAAGATGTATGTGCCGAAGACGTTCCTTGCGATTTAATCAGCCATCTGTTATTGATAGAGCGCCCAGAGGTTTGAACAATTTCGTATTCAGTATTGTAATTTCCCATGGGGATATGAGCATTCAATACCGACGCTGAAATAAAATTTAAAGAACTTGTATTCTTTATATTTGTTATACGTAGTGGCGTAATACCGTCACTAGATGTCACTTGTTGATCTACAGTAAATTTTAGCGGAGTTGAGAAGCTACGGTTCAACGCTGACAATCTAACTGTAAGAATGCGAGAACGATCTGTATCAACTAAAGGATCTCCAGACGATATCGTTCCTTCTCTCTCCGCCCTGTTCAGCCACCAATAAGGATTATCCGTTTGTAATCCAGTAGAAGGGGCAGATCCTGTTTTCCAATTATAAAGAAGTTCATTTATTCCTCGAATACTTCCAGTAGGATCGCTTGATTTTAATTCAATAGTTGGAAATTTATTCCAATATTTATTTCTCTCAAGAACATGGCTTTCAATTAGTGTTCTAATATTATCAGAAAAATGTGCTGACGCTGGTACTAATTGTTGTAGCATTAATGAAATCGATGAGTCAAACCATTTAAAATAGTCGACAAATTTTTCGAAATCTATTGTTGAATTTCCTATTCTATCAAAATAAAGATTTCGAAGTTTTTCTAAAGATTTATATTCTTGCCTATAACGATGTACGGGTTCACCAATTAAATTGTTGAATTCTTTTATTGTTCCAAATACCTTAATCATCTCCTCTGAGATAATCGCATATGGACTTTTTTCAACAGCATAAAAATGCTTTATTGGGCGGGAATCTCTTGTAAATAAAACATCGTCCTCTGTTCTTATTTCAACCATATTAGAACTATTCAATACTTCCGGAGGCAATTGTTTCGCAGAAGGAACATATTCAACATTAATTGAACCAGTATCGTAAGGAAGATAAAAATCTCCTTGTCCAGGATATTGATGATATCTAACGGGGCCTAACCATCCATATCTTCCAATAAGACTTAATGAACCAGATGTTGCATCTTCAACTATAAATTTGGCATCAGAAGTAGTAGACAATCCATCACTTGAATTTCCAGAACCAGTTACATTGTCAAAAGTCCAGTTTAAAACAAGAGTCTCCATTTCTGGAACTTGTGCTACTCTATTCAATACCACAACATCTTCGTCACACGACCCAAAAGATAAGGAGGCAAAATTGTATGATGTATCCTGTGCATAAACAGTTACTGTTACATTAAAAGTCAAAGAGCCGGTTGGATCAATTACGATATCATACCCAGTTCCTGACGATGAAATGGAGGAACTTACACCACTAAATGGAGCGATAAAACTTCCGGAAGCATATGCCTGTTGTGCAGACCCAGTACCTTGTTGTACAAAAATACTAATTGTATTGATATCAACTGAAGTTCCTGTATCAAGAAGACTAAAAGAAATATTAGCAGTTGGATTATTGTCTATGGCATTTGGAACAACAATAGATGTTGCATATGGAGCAATACCATAGCCGCTAAAGCTGCTTGTCAAATTTGTTATATGTTCAGAAACCCAATTATTGATGCTTCCTGTTAAATTAAGATCATAATTTAACGTTCCATTGGTCATCTCCGTATTGAACGTAAGATCGACATAATTTGGATACGTTGTTGCTTCTGCGGATACTGCAGTTATTGTTAGCCCTATGGCGCCAGAATGTTGAGTAATATGATAGCTGCCGGTTGCGGTCAAAGCAGCATCATTCGTCATTGGAGACGAAAAAGTCGCTCTTGCAGAATTAACGCTTAGAGGAGATACGCTAACAGTTATCGGACCAACGCCTGTAAAAAGACCTACTACGTGACTCATGCTTTATCTAACTACTCTCCTGTGACAAAATATTTAAATTCCTGTGCCAAATGATTTCGAATATTCTGTTATCCAAGCATTTCTTATTGGATGTTCTGTACCATAATTTGTTGCATCTCTTGCGTGAGCCAAGAGTTCATTTTCTGTCAAATATTTCATCCATACTCTCAAATTTGAAATTTTACAATCAGAATATGTCAAAACAGAACCAGTAAAATTAGTTCTATGTGCTCCAACAAAAAATCTTTTCGCATTTGTCATAAATAAATTTGCCGATGAGTACGATAAAGATCCGGTAAGCAAAAAACTATCGCTTATAATATCATTAGTTGCATTATACCCAGAAAATTCTACTGTAAAATTTTGTCCCATGCTTCCACTAACACCATCTGCAAATGGATAATTCACTGGTTTAACTCTAACAGCAAATAACCATCTTTGATTATCATATACATCATTAAAGATACTGCTAGTAAGAGTGGGAAGTATTACTCCAGTAGTTCCATTTAAAACAAAATGGGCTTCTTTAGAATCAATGTAAGGACGAACCACAGATACTTGAAAATTTGCATAATCTGGCGATGACCAAGTTTTATCTGTTGTTTCGTAACATTTTGATGTATGAGCTCCAAAAATAGAACTTGTCAAAAATGATGTTCCAAAATACAATGAAGAATCTACTTTAAATTTCTTTGGAAAAATTGCTTCACATTCATATGTTTGTCCATGATATTGAGTATTAACTGGAGCGGCAATATAAGATCTTGAAGAGTTTGCACTCGATGTATGCTGATACACAGTAGCGTCAAATCTATCAACATTATTAAAATCTACATATTTTTTTCTAGTGGCAACATAGCGATAACTATCTTGAAAATCATATGTAGCATTATCGCCATATAAATTTATTTTAATTAATTCATCGTCAACACCAAAACAACGAATAAGATTTCTAAAAGATTTCTCTGTTCCTTTCGATTTATAAATATAAGGCAAATTATTATAAATATTTTGGTAAATTTTGTTTTTAACGTCTGATACTTTCTCTGAAAATTCTCTGTAGTCGTCTCTGCCGGCAATTGATTCCAGTTCTTGTGCATCTGTAAATATTTCTGGCGCAATCATTCCTGCTGACTCAAGATATCTGGAAACAAATGGATATGGTTTATCACTACCTGTAAGATACGATGGATCTTTTAATTTTGGCAATGCTTGAATTTGTAAGTAAGTGTTATCCAAAAAACTAGCCATAGTCTGGCTCAATTTTCGAAGAACTCTGTGATTTTTTTCTTCATCATCACTAGTAATCCATTCTGGAAATGAATTATAAAGAGAGGCATTATTTATTGAGTCATGAGCAAATCCTATTTCTTGTTTTACTCCACTAAGAGTACTAACTGATGGATGATTTGCATACAAAATAGGATCTAAAAATTCAAAGGTAGCAGCAGAAGATTCCAACATTGCAGAACCAGTAGATCTTGAACCACTTACGTATCCTACCCACTTTCCATTGGAAACTCTGCCAGAATAATCTAAAACTCTGGTATCAAGTCCATTAACTACAGAGCTAGTAGTCATGACTCCCTCATTAAATTTATAATAAACACCTAATGTCGTATTAGAATCATCAGTGTTTGTTCCTGCTCCAACTTGAGTGAACCAATATTTTCCTATTTGTTTGGCAGTTCTTCTTGTCTTCCAAAATCTAAATTCATCAATAGAGCCAGATAACGAACCAGATCCTAATCCTCCCGAACTAGAAACAGACGTTAGCATTGCTCCAATGCTGCCTAGCATTGATCCGGTGATTGTTCCAATTGAAGTGCCAGCTACTACAGTATCATTTAATGAGCCGCTAGCATAAAGCCTAGCAACCATTGTGCTTCCGCTATTAATAACAGATATAGAAAATTGATGCCATACTGATCCAGTTATATTTATCCCAGATCCAAGAGCCAATACATTATATGGTTGAGTGTATGATAATCCTGCAGATCCGGATATCAATTCTACGTAAAATTTATTTCCTTCACCGGTGATACCTGGATGTATCTCTACTCTAAAGCGCCCGTAGCCTGCGGATCCATACGAAGCACTATTCCAAATATCACATATAACTTGCTTTGTTGATTCTTCGGTTGGAAGAAAACCATTTTTTTTCAACCAAAATTCTACCGTAACTCCTGATGCACCATTAATTTCTAAATTTGATTTTCTTTCCGATCCAGTATGATAAATATTAGAATCATCGAATGTTTGATATAGAGGTTGTCCGATCATGCCACTTGATGCTGTGTGAGGACCACCTTTAAATGTTATATAATCAACATTAGCATAAGAATCATATCCATTAGAAGAAGTTATTAGAGAACCATAGTTTATGCCAAAATTAGCATAACCATTTGTACGAGGGAATTCATTTTCGAAAATATATTTGTCAAGATACGAGGCATTTAATTCCCATTCAACTTTTTCCTTAAGGGAACCATCGTATGGATAATCATTTATTATATAATTGATAGAATCTTCATAATATTGTTCAGCGAGTCCAAAAAAAGCGAAGTTTTTTGGGTCAGAATAGTCTACATGAGGTACAAATCTGTTTTTATTTTCTAATTCTTTTTTAACATATTCAGCAGACTCTACCTCTGCTCCAACTTCATTGATGGAAACACTTGGAAGGACTTTTTCTGACAGTTCCTTTGAAAAAAGATCTTTTAAAGCCATTTATTAATCCAATCGAAATTTGAAAATTTCAGGTTGCTCTTCGTAATTACCATCTGTAAGAAAAATAAATCTAAATGCATAAGAAAATCCTGGCTCCAGGATAGACATATCAAAATCAAAAAATGAACCTCGAGAATCATATGATAATTTTGTATGATTTAATGAACCAGTACCATAATCAATTATAACATAATTATCGTTAGTTCTTAATACTTTGTAATAAATATTGTCAACAATTGTTCCCAATAAATTAGAAGAAGCAACCGATACAATGTTTGGATTCCAATTTCTTTCTCTAACAAATAATCTAATTCGTGCTGTTTCATCATTACTATAGCTTTGTTTCAAATTAGTTATGGAACTTACATAAGATCTAGTATCAAAATGCGAGTCAGAGGCATTATAATCCAATGGAACAAAACTGCCAGTATAATAATAAGTTGAGCCACTAAACCATCGATCATAGGCTATACTAGAAGTTGTGTCCAAAATAAATGATGCGGAATAAATTCCGGTCGACACATATCCTCCAGTCACAGTTGTTGGAGTTGTTGTCAGCAACGTACCTAATGAAGATGAATTATAAACATTTACAAAAATAGAACCAGTACCAACTCCATTAATATTTTTCAATGCACCTTTTACGTAATTATAAAAATAAAGCGTATGAGTATTGTCTGCTGGGCTCAATAAAGTACTGTTTTTATAAAATTTTCCTCTGTCATCTGTTGTTGATGAATTCCATTGAGCTTCTATTTTTGGTCGACTAAAGAAAAACTCACTTGTTCTACTAAAGAATTTTTTAGTATAATAACTTGCATTTGTAGTCTCTAGGCTTGATGTAAGTGATATGCCAATTCCATAATTTGGAATAGTGCCAGCAATCCATTGTTCTACTATGGGAGTTATATCTATTTCTAAATTTTCTGTTCCTTCATCAAAATATTGACTAGATGTTGGAGAAGAAAGATAATCACCACCAGCAGCAGTCCAAGTAGTACTTGCTGCCGAGTTTATCCAATTTGCACCAATACCATTTCTAGTCGTATCTGTGTAATCTTCCATGTCCAATCCGGTACCTTCTTGCCAGGAACGCGATAATGGAGAAACAGTTAGTGTAAATTGTCGTGGTAGGGTTTCACTGTGAGGAGCATTAAATAATTTTAAAATAAAATTAACACTACCAGATGCTGGTATTGTTCCGGCTGTTCTATCGGAAACTATATTTGTAATGGGAAATTGTAATAAGGCGCGTGACAATTCTGATGAGGACAACGAAGAAGTACTTGCTTGTGCATATATAGAGAATACCTCTAAAATATCAGAGGCACCCATATTACTGCCAGTGCCACGAGTATTGAGATTAGCTCGAAAAGCATTGGTTATTGTCGTATCGGCATTAGATGGGTAATGTTTTATTGACATTATTTAACTGCTCCTTTAATGTCGACATTTGGAAACTTAAGTTCTAGAATAACATTTTGAGGCACTTCTATAAAACGTCCATCTGCAGATACAAGAGAATCTAAATCAAAACGAACATCGCTATAGCTACCGCCTCTTAGTTGATAAATTCTCACTTTTATAACATCAACAACTGATGGCACTTTCTGAAGTTTTTTATACACTCTAGTTATAGAAAATGGCTCTCCGCCTTCTTCTTTTTTCTCAAATTCATTCCTTAAGGCACTCAAGCAATCATTCAATACTTCATATTTATTTGTTTCTGTTTCTCCAGCAACCACAAAATCAATTCCAATATTTACAATTTTAAGATCTAAAATATCAATTGTATCGTTAATCATTTTTCCTTGATTTAGCCAAACTCTAAGATTTTCTTTTATTGTTTGATTTGTTGTAGTTAATGTTCCATCAGAAGCTTCTGAAATAACATACATATTTAAATTTCTTTTAAATGAGTCTGGATCTTGGACCACATTCACTCTTTTTATTGCCCCAAATTCTGGTGGCATAGAATATACGAAACTTTTATAATCTAATGCCGTAACTGCTCTATTTTGTGCCGCAAAACCATCAAATATCCTCAATTTCAATTCTTGTACTGTTGGCGTCGTTACATCTCCAACAATATGCTCTTCATTTGTAACTTCTATAGAATTAATAACTTCTCTAGTAATTTCAAGATTTAATGAATTAAAATTAGCAAACTCAACAATTGGATTTGACATTTTAGTTATTGAATTAATATAAGCATTAACATTATCTGCAGTATTTGTACGGTAAGTTATTCTTAATTTTGTGTTTGACGGACCAACACCTAATTTATCAGTACCTAAAATATTTGTTGGATCAAAAGATACATCACTAACGTAATTTTTTCCATGAACTTGCAATATAACCGTTGATGGATCAATAAGTGGTTCACTAGTTACATCCTTCTCTGACCCAAATCCAAATTGCAGAAAAGTTTTTGTTCTTTCTCTCTCCACAATAAATCTTCTTGGAACAACAAATGGGCGAAGCAACGAAGAAGCGAATTGATTGCTTATTGTTCTATTTGGAATTGCTTTATATACAATATCTTGAGATAAATAATCAACTTCGTAATATTCGTTTCCTTCATCATCAGTTACTGAAATAATTTCACTTATATTTTTCCCGGAAAGTTCAAGTCTTAGAAATTTTTGAAAGTCACCTATCGTTATGATTTCTTCTACAATTCTTCCAGAAATTATTTTTCCTTGAGCTTTAACTGCGTATGATGTTGGTAATCCAGTTGATTCATTGACTCTTGCAACAACTACTTGATTTTGTGGATTAGAAAAACTAACATCTTCATTCAAAATGAAGCCGCTTCCGCCGGTAGATGTCATTTCGCTTCCTCTTTTTAAAGTGCACAAATAGGATGAATCTGGACCTAATCCTCCAGCATTGGCAGGAACAATAGCAAAAAACGTTGCAACTCCAGCTGATGTTGGATTTCCTTTATACTTGTACCCTAGTTGTTTTCCTAATTTTAAAACATTATTAAATTCAATCGCAGTATCCAAAAATGATTCATTTACCGAATAGTCTAGATAAAATGACAACTGATCTCCCACGTAAGCTGTCAAATCAGTCATCATATCATCAAAACTTGCCTCATTTTCATCTTTTGAAATATTAGAATAATATCGTCGACGAAAATCAACAAGCTCTTGCTTAATGCTCTCAAAATCTCGAGCAGTATAACGTATCAAAGGCAAACGTCTTCGTTTTGCAGTAACCATTATGTATTATCTCCCCAACATTCATTATTTAAAATACGATATACATGTTGTTTACTTATATTGTAAATTTTAGATATTTGTTCAACAGAACAAGTTTGTTTTTTATTTCTTATTTCCAAAACTTGCTCAAAATTTATTTTACTATTTAATCCTAATCTTGGTAACCACTTTTTTTCTTTTATTGGAGGTGAGTAATCACTATTCGTCCAATTAATGTTTTTTATAATTTTAACAATGGTGCCTTTCTGAGTATTGTACTGCCTCGCAAGTGATTGATAGGATTCTCTCCCAGAATTATATGATTGTCTTATGTTTTTAATTGTATCCCATGTAAATTTGGTCAGTGGATGTTTTTCTCCTGCCAATTTACCTTTCATGGTATTTGAATGATTTTGTTTCCATTTTTTTGTTTTTTTAACTCCAAGAGATGATAGTTCGGCATTTTTACCTTTATTGTATCCAATTTTTCTATCCCATGCCTTAAATACATCTAAATAATATTGTTCTCTTTCCACAAGAGATTGTTTTTCACATTCTTCTATTATCTCAAAAACAAAATTTTGTTCTCCATCTTTATTCCAAGCAGACTGCAAATGATGATTATGATGCTTGTTTGTTCTCAAAGAACTCCAATGATCATATTTACGATGTTTAAATTCTCTGGATGTGCTACCAATGTAGATTTTGCCAGTTATCAAATTGCATATTTTATAAATTCCGGACATAGATTATTACCTTACTTAAATAGTTACAATTATAATAATACTATGTCTTCGTTGTTTTGATTGATTCTTATTTCATCAACAGTACCCAACGGAGTAACTTCATAAGTAATTATGACAGATAATGAATTTCTATCCATCAATGGATTTTCTAAAATTGATTGAAAATCGATATTTCTTATTTGAATGTATGGTAAATATTTTTTCACTTGACTTATAACATTGGCATGAATCTTCGATCTCAATGATGGAGTGTCATTTTCAAACAAAAACTTTTTCATTCCCACACCAAAATCAGGGATCATAACTCTTTCCCCTTTAATTGTTAGCAAAATATTTATCAAATTCTGCCTTGCAACTTGCGCATATGTTTTATTGAGTGCAATTCCATCATCTGGATCTTCATTTAGTGGTAATTTTACTGATAGTCCGTTAGCCATATTATTCTCCTTTATTCATCTGGGCAAGTCTTATTTTTATTTCTAAAATCAATAGAAACAGATGGATCATTAAACGCATTATCTCTCTTTGTTTCTTTTGCAGCATCAAATATCTCATCTATATTTAGTCCAAGATAAACAAAACCAAGAGGGGTAATAGGAATTCCAATACCTGGTCCAATTGGAGGGGGAGGAAAGACATTCATTGGAAGTTGACCCAAAGATGCAGCAAGAATAGGGACATTTTTACCAGCAGCTTTAGCAACATCGACTATTTTTCTAGCAATAGCAATATTGCCATCTGTAAGTTCTACTAGTCCTTTAAGAATCAAGAAAGGAGTTCTAATTGCCATAGCAGCAACAGAAGTACCTGGAACTTCCGGATTTGTGTCTGCATTATTTAATCCATTGGTATTTAGCCCGATATTTCCTCCAAGTTGGTCGTTAACGTATTGGTCTTCATAACGATAATTCCCACTATTAAGCAAAGCTTGGAATACACTTTTTATTGCTATTTTAGTGCCATCAAATAATTTACTAACTTTTTCCATACCCGAAAAATATGTAATATTATAAATAAGCAATAACGCAAACATTTTATCAATAGGCATACAATAGTGAAATAAAAACTCATATTCTCTAGTTGTTCTTAAGTTATTTAATAATTCTTCAGATCTATCATTCCATTTTGATAAAACGTTTGGCGCAGATGCACTCGCGGCAATTTCTTGCAAATCTGCAGAAACTTCAACAGAAACAAGAGGAAATTGGAATACATCACGACTTAACGTCTCTTCTTCTATGTTCGTCGTTGTTCTCTTTCCGGTAAGAGGGTTAATCTTTATTTTATTTTTAACTACTGTTTTTTTCTCTGTAATTTTAAATGATTTATCGAATATTATTGGATCAGTTGAATCAGCATTTGACACTATAGTATTCATTATTCCATTAATTCCAGATGAATGATCTGTAAACTTTTCTTTCTCTCCTAAAGGTGGAACATAAACAAGTCTTAATCCATAACTAATGGTTTCAAATATTTCATTTATTGCTTTATTTGCATCAGATGCAGTCAATGGACCAGTACCAACATCAATACCTGCCCATTTAGGATCTTGCCAGGCTGCCATTTCAGGAGCAATAACATTTTTCATCAACAAATCAAAGTCTTTTAAGCTTAAAACACCAAATTGTGTTCGTATTACATAATCTATACTTGCTTTTTTTTCTTCTTCCGTTAATGTTACTTTTGCTTGCTCAGCAGGCGATAAATGAACTTGCGCAATACCTCCACGAAAACTTTGAGGATGGGTTTTGGCTCGTTTTCCAGCTAATGCTTCAGATTGACTTTGCGCTACTTTCTTTGCTAATCGATTTTTTTCATTTTTATATGAAACACGAACATAACGCTCTAAAATAAAATTTCCATTCCCAAAACTTACTGTTGGTCTAGCATTTGGCACAAATCCTTTCGCAGTAGTTACATTAATTGCTTCAGTTTGTTCTATTCCACTTCTGCCATCAGTAGTATTTTTAAAATTTCTTGTATCAAATACCTTTTTTTGTTCAGATGCAAATCTTGAGGATTCACCATCTGACTGAACATCATATAATGGAATATGTTGCGTAAGGAATATTGCATCCAAATCCACTTGATTTGACGAATCTTTTCTAATCATTAAATCGCAAATTCTACTAATAACTGAATCAAGCTCTATATTAACATAATATTCTGCTGCCACTTCTGGATTGGTGGTTCTTTTATTTTCTATGCTTATTTTTTCTTCTTCTGTACTTGCATTGGCTGCATCTTGTGTCAATGATAAATTATATGAGAACATCAATTCTTTATAAAATTGATTTTGAAATTCAGCATCTTTTGTAATTTCTCCTGTCCTTCGTAATTGCTCTATTACTGCTTTGGCAATAAAGTCTCGCATTGTAGGATCCAAATCACTAACTTTATTTATCCGAAATTCTGAAAATACAAATATTGACTTAAGTACATTTTCTATTACAATCAATCTAATGAATGTACGTATAGCTCCATTGATTCCTTCTCTTTCCATAGAATTTGGAACTGCCTTACCTAATCCGTCTGTTGTTGGAAACAAATCTTCTTCACAAGCAGAATCTTCAATTGCCTTCTTCATCTTCTTTTTTATTGATTCCAAATCAAGCAAATGAGGCGCACATTGTCCAGGAACAACGTTTGGAGTAAAATCCAATAAAGAAAACATTTTTAAATCAAATAAAGGAGATTTTGCAACTTGTTTTGATAACATTCCAAACAAATCAACAAACAAATTTTGATGAACTTCTGTTTTAAATTTATCTCTCAAAATACTGTCAATTTGATTATTGGTTTTTTGAGAACTTATTCCGCGGACATATGGAGTAGAAACCATATTTGATTTAAGACTTCCATTTCTATAAATGGAACCACCAGATTTACAAACATTAGCAACATAAGAGCCAAAATATACTTGAGGTAAAGGTGCCGTTGATGATGCAATTTTAAAACTTGTTCCAGGTATAGTTGTGGATTCTTGTGTATCTTTTGCTAAAGATTTATCTTTAATAAATCCTAAAATTTCTCTTGGTATGTCTGTTTCTATTTCATTTGTATCTGGCAATGGACTATTTGGGTCATCAATGCTTATTTTATATTTATCTTTTGTTTCACTAGAAGCTGGAAGAAATTCATAATTAATCGCAACTTTTTTTGTAGTATTTTTATTTGTTTGCGATTGTTGAAATTTGCTCAATAATGCCGCAATCGTAGGGTCTTTTACTCTGCCAAACGCATTCAAAACTTTATCAGATATCGCGCCAGAATCTATTGCATTCGGTATCACTAATGATATTTTTCCTGTTTGTGGATTAACATCAAATAAACGAGAATCCGTATTTAATGTTTCAAGATTCTTTTTCAATCCATTAGCAGCAAATCCAGTCGTAAATTGCAAATCTTCGAATACTAGTACTGGATCTCCATCATCTTCAGGATCTTCAACTGTTACTCCTTGTGAAATCAATCTTCGAAATTCTGGATTTTCTACTTCTGTGTCTTCCTTGCCGCCATCTTCTGTCTCGACAGACATATTTATTCTTCTTGGAACTGCCCGTGGTAAAGGAATTGTTGTCACTTCTTTTAGCGCATTGACAAAATTAGAAATTTCATTATTAAATGACATATGAACGCCGTCATAAATAACATCGATGGTTTTATCAAGCATAAAAGTAAATGATGGATGATCTCTTTCTACTAGTCCAGTTGAATTTCCATTTGCATCTTTTTTGCAAAAAATAGGAGGCAAAGCATCGGATAAAGGATTTCCTTTAAGAAGATTATTCACAAGTCCATCAAACATTTCTTCTTTTCTCTTTTTTGCATCTGCTACTTGTTTATCTATTTCTTCTTTTGTTAGACCTTTATTTTCTAACATTCTTCTAAAATTGTCGTCAGATGGCACTTCGCAGACACTATCAAATCTTATTACCGCTGGTGCATTTAATTGTCCTATCTGTTGTAGCAACGGTCCTTTATCTAACGCATCTCCAAGCATTTTAAAGAAGTCATCTATTTTTGCATCGCTGTCAAAATGAAGTGCAAGTTCTTGATATTTATTTTCCAAAAGACATCTCAATAATTTTATAATATCTTCATCTGCGTCACCATTCAGAAGATTTGCCAACTCTGAAGGACTTGCAAGAGCAGATACATCATCAACTAATCCTATTAGCGCTCCAGTTAAAGCTTCTGTTCCTAAAAGTCCTGCACGGACAGCGATGCCTCCCATCATATTTGTTTGCAAACTTACATATGAATCGCTATTAACATTGACATCAAATGTTTTTGCCAACAAATCTCCCCAATTAAGAGCGCCAAAGTCTGGTACTTTAAATCCATTTTCACAATTCAATATTTGTTCTATCATTGATTTTATTAATTCTATCAATGCCACCAATATTGCATCTGTTATTGCAATTTCAATTGATGTGGTAATGTTTGCCATAATATCAATTGTTGGGAAAAAATCAGGCAAAGTTATTGTTGGAAATTCACATTTTTTGACAATATCACTTAATTCTGAATTAAGTTCCGAGCATATCTCATCTGGAATTACATCAACTATTTGTTTTCTTGCAAGAGGATCAGAGCAGATGTCATGCAAGAATTTTTTTCCTCTGCTGCCAAGACCATCAAGAATTGAATCTAGAGGTATGTTACTCAAATCTCCTAAATGTTTAATTGGAGTTCCTGATTTAAATTGAATTCTTTCAAGCAAGAAATCTCTTTGTTCTGCGTCAATCCGCCCTAAGCAATCCATTATTCTTCCACGCACAACTCTTTCAAGTTCAGGAATATTTACGATTCTCATAACAAGAGAGCCAGAAAAAAACTCTAGAAAATCTTCACAAGTAGCATTAATAAGCGCTGCTTTGCCAATTCTGCAGGCTCTGTCTGCAATTTTCAGACAATCGATTGCAATTTGTAATATACGACACAAGTTAACTCTATGAAAAAATCCTTGATATAAGTCTTCCAGAGATTTAAGTTTCTCCTTAACTCTTTTCATGCTTGGAGCAGACAATGTTACATCAGCAACAAAATCACTTTTTACCGAACCAAATCTTCCATTAGAAGATGCATGAGAATCGACTAATTTTGCTGATAAAAGATATCTATCTTCTTCTTGTTTTTCATACTCTGTTTTAGCAGGACGACTATTAGATGTTTTGATAAAACTTTCTAAATCACGGACTGCATCTTTTGAAAATAAAGATTGATCATTTTGTGCCCTCTTAACTCCAACATCAAAAATATCTTTATCAAATGAAATGCCAAACTCTCCACCTTGACTTTGAAAATTTCTAACGAAATCTGTTACTGGAAATTTGGGGTGTCCAACTCCTTCAATCTTTCCCATGTCCGCAAGAAGCTTTACTGTTCTATCATGCGATGCTGATTTTGATTTAATAAAGCTAGAGTACCCAGCTTCTAGTCTCAAAAATCTTTCTCCATCATCAAATAATACATAAAGAATTTTATAATCTTCTGTTGTACCTATAATAATGAGGTCGTCTTTATCATCGCGCAATAAAATTCCATTGGCAGATAATAAATTTTCAAGAACAAACATAAATGCTTCAAGTCTATCTGCTTCTTGATCGAGCGACATGCCTCTGATTATATTGCCGGAATTTTCTGCTTCTTTTTGATATGCACGAAGAGTATTTGATGTTGTTTTAATCTTCTTTCTTACTTCTGACGTTATCAAATTTATTTCTCTATCTGCTAAAGGTACAGAATGCGCCAAAGAATTAGTCGCAACAAGGGGCAAAGAATCAATTAATGCCGCTGGCACAGTAACAAGTACTTTTACTCCAAACAATGGAATTGTTTCTCCGTTCGGACCGCACCTAGGATTTGGTCGAGCAGGAATAAAATAATCGATTGCCTCAGAAGCTTGCGTCAATTGTTTTACTGTTTGTGGAGTAGCAGATTTATTGTATACTTCTATAAGAGACTTTACAGCAGTTGTTCTTGCTTCATTAAAAATTTTATCTTTTTGACTTCCTAATGTCTCATATGCTGTTGGGATAGTGATATGGTATTTATCTCCATTAGGATCAATATAGTTCCCATTATTATCTTTTTGTCCAGCTGGTTTATAAAATGGACTATATTGATCAAGACTTGTCCAGTCTGGTATTATAATCATTGCTGAGCTGAACTGTGTTGATCTTCGAAGACTTTTTCTGTTTATTTTCGAACTTTTGCAACGACGCTTTCGGGTACCATCATCCTTAAACATCTCATCGGTGATTTCTTTTTCCAGAACATCTCCAAGATCTTTACCAGATATTTTTCTTAATCCTTGTCCAAAAACAGGACCTAAATTTTCTTTATTTCTTGCCATTAGTTGCAATTGTTATATCTTGAACAGATATACTTTCCTCCAGATGGATTAAAATACGAATGTTTATACATTGCCAGATTTGCTTTTTGCATTACCAATGACATTTTTGTTTGAAATAAATGATCAATCATTGTTTTCATGCCTGCCGTTACAACTGGCGGAGAAGGTGAAGTTGGTAACCCGAAAAATGGACTAAAATGAAAATGATGCGTCAGTGCTGTATTAAATGTCATTTGAGACATCAATAAACTGTCGACAATTCCATTTAGTTTATCAACGTGAAATGTTAATGTCTTCAATGCTTCGTTTAGATTATTTCCTTTTACCATTGGCTGCAAATCTTCATCATCATTTCCAGCGATAAGATCAATTCCAGGAGTAGCATCAACTGTTCCACCTTGTGAATTTTCTGCATCAGTCTTTGTTACAAGTTTTATGCCTTCTCGAGAAATAAGTCTAATTCCATCTGCTTTCATCGCTATAGCCGATTTTGTGTTTGCTATTCCTACTCTTCCTTCTGCAAGTTCAAAGTTTTCATCAACATTTGTTTTTTGACTAATGTATATTCTAGCAGCGTCTTGCTTAAATGATGGGTCGACCCATATTCTAGATCCTTCTTGTGAAAATTCTGTTGCTCTAGAGCCCATACGACCAACAACAATATCAATCGAAGATGCTTGTGTGTCTCCTCGACCGCCATATCCACTTAATCGACTAGCGGGACGATCTCTGCCTATAACAATACCAGCATTTCCATTTTCAATATGTTTTTCAGAAGATGTTTTTATTATTTGTGGCACTGGTTCGAGCAAAGGTTGGCCACCTACACCACGAGCATATCTAGACTGCTCTTTGTTTGTTTTTAATAAGTTTTCTTTTGCAAATTCATCACCACCTTCGGTGCTAAATGCTTTTTTATTAACTACCATATTAAGCGAATGACCTCAATTTTTCGGATAATGGTCTCTTACCTTCGGCGAGGACCCGCGAATCATTAATTCCACGATATTCCCAATGCCAGTGCTCTTTTTGCCCAGAAAAAAATCTACCAGCATTATAAAATCCAAATTTATGCGCATTGGTTGCTAACCATCGATATGCATCTGAATTGGGTCCACCTGTAGCAAAATCAAATGCAATTCCTGTTTGATGATTTGAATATCCTGGTTTTGCTGCCGTGTTACCGGTACCATTTAAATATTTTCTGTACAGCTCTTCTTGTTGTTCAAAAGATCTAAATCCACTATTAAGTCCTATAGTGACCCCATCTAACTTTGCAGCATTAACCAAATCATTATATGGTTTTTCATGAGATTTTGCAATCCATTTCCCAGAACTGATTTCTACTAATTCTATCAGTCCAATCTTTGAGCCATTCTCATATGCCATCGATGGATTTTTTATTGGAGGCAACCCATTAGGTGTTAACACATGGTCTTTTTGTGCATCAAAACTTCCAATTGTTGTACGTTTTTCCCTGGATGACGAAAATGGAGCAGCTCCAGGTATTTGATTTCCTTCTGACGCCAATCCTGTAATTGGATTATCTCCTCGAGGTGACGTAACTCCAAATGGAGATTTTCCACTTTTTGCAAACATGCCTTTTCCGGTTTCTCTGCCGACTGCTCCACCTTGAGCATATGAATAAGCAATCCCCCAATATTGTGGCTCGGTCATGTTGTTTCTATTGCCAAAATCAACCCAAACTATATCCCCTGGCACTGGCACATCATTAGCAATATCGTCCGTTACTGCAACAAAAGTTGGATACATATCAATGATATGGTTAGATGCTCCTGCAGCAGAACCATAATTTGCTGGTTCCAACAAGCATGCATGCAGTTCTGGTATTCTAACTTTCACCGACAATCTTGGTCTTGACCGGGGATTAATCTTTTGTTCCCAAGAATTAATTGGATTACTTAATGGATTAATATCAACTCTCAACACTATACCCTTAAAATGTCCAGAATTTGATAAAGAAGTTTTTCTGAACGAATCTATGGAAACTTGACGAAGTATGTCAAAGGCAGATGTATTTCTAGGATCAAGGATCCTGCCAAAATCTTGTTGTTCTACATCATTTAGGGTACCGTACCCTATTTTAAGTCTTCCGTCATCTACCATTACTTTTTATCTTTCTTTTTTGTTATTGATGGATTAAGTTCATTGAAGATTTTTTCTCTATCTTCATCAGACAATTCTGATGAGCCAGATTCATCTTTCTTTATTATGGCAGTTAACTTGACTAATTGTTCATTTGAACGCTGCAGGGTTTCTAAATATTTTGCTAGTGTTAGCCCAACTTCTTTATGTCTGTCTTCGTTAACTTTAGAGACATAAGCTATCAAATCTCCTAAAAGTTGATTCGTCTTTTCTCTGTCCTGTCGGACATTTGTAAGGGCTTCGTCCATAAGACTTTCAAAGTTATTTTTATTTTGTGCCATATCAAGTAATTACTCGCTCCGCCATTTTTCTTTAAATTCAGCATAAAAAGTACGAAATTTTTTAAGATTTGTAAGGACTTGTTTTGTATTTAGATTAGTAATTTCTCTCAAATTCAAATAAATTGCCTTTTTATTGAAAATATCAACAATATCTGGTTGAGATAGGAGAATTTTTATTGCTTGAAAAACTTTTTTTTCATTTGGCTTAAGTTCTAATTCTTCCCATGAATCGATTTCTTTCCATAAAGCTTCTAAAAATTCTTTATTCATTCTATCTTCCATATAAGAATTGTGGCAAGATAGATATTCTACCTCAACTAATTTAGAAATTTCTTCATGATGAGTCTCGTTTAGCATTTGAGAAGCAAATTTTTTAGCTTTATAACAGAACCAATTTTTGGTTATAACACTAAAATATGAAAAAGCTTTTTTCCCTCTACTTTCATCAAATTTATCAAGTATTCCTACTAAATGTCCATGACATTCTTGAATCAATACAGCAATATTAGGGAGGGATGTAAATTTATATCTATAAACTATTTTCTCAACCATTTCCTTAAAAACAGGTTGTATTATTTGTACATATAATTCATTTCTTACTCTAGGATCAAGAGTTTTACTATATTTAATTATGGCTTCTTGATGTACTTCAGTGAAGTAATTTTTAGGCTTCTTTTTTGGTTTGTGTGGTAGTAACTTCGTTGTCATCTTCTTCTAATACCATCTCTTCTATTTCTGGCTGTATGAACGAATAAATAGTACTAAATTTATTTAAAAAACTAACCATATCTTTAGTGTGGTCAATGATTTCTTTTAAATTTCTATCTCCGTAAAACATTTGAAGCTCAAAAATATCCTGTAAATGTGTCTTGTAGGCATCAAGACGAGCAAATATTTCAGAAGCCGTGATAGCTGCGGCATATGTAGTTTTTGTAATTCTAGATGCATACCACATCAGTATAGCATTAATAAAAATAGAAATAAATAATAAAACCAATAATGTCGCTGTCATGGCTTCCACACTCTTCCCTTAATTGATTCTTTCGCTGCAGTTAAATTTTGTTTAGTGTCTTCGCATGCATCAATATATTTTTTTTTATTATTAGATGTACTAATATCTGTTTTTGCAACAGAAATAAAAGAAGGAATTTTTATCAAACTTTTATTATTGCATTTTTCACAAATCGATGCAGTTTCATTCATTGAATGCATTATTTCGCATATATGTGCACATTCAATATTAGAACATTTATACGTATACGTAGGCATTATTCGTTCTCAATTTCAAGAATTGGAGGATTCAATACAACTAATCCAGAAAGTTCTTCTGCAAATTCAAAAGATGACAATACACTAGTTATATCACATTCTTCATCTGTTTTTCCACTAGCTGCTGCCATAAGCCCTTTTTGAACCGCTAGCATAATCGAACCAATTGCTTGTTGTGATAATTTCATATTTTCCATTTTAATCTCCTCGAATAATTCTGTAGCTGTCTGTATCGAAATGCTGTGTCGAGAACTCAAATAATTCCGAGTCTTCTTCTGCGATCATTTGATGACGCAATCCAACAGGAACATGAAACACGTCACCTGGCTTTAAAATAAGAGTTTGCGCTTCATCAATATTATCAGTCATTCCGACTCTCAATGTCATAAGCCCAGATTGTAAAAAGAAATGTTCATCTTTTATTTTATGAAAATGAAATGAACATCGTTTTCCTTTGTTAAAAAACAACAACTTTCCACAATAATTTTCATTATTAACGCACCATAGCTCATGTCCCCATCCCTTAGGATGAAACTCACTTTTTTTCGTTGAAAAAGTCATATATATCTACTCCCTTATCATCAATCCACACATCATATTCTGGTTTTCCTAGCCGTAACTCATGTCTACGACAACCCCACTTATCAAGTTGCTGTTTTGTAAATTCATAAAAATGTTCATGAGCTTTAGTGGCATCTTCATTATATCTTCCCATTCCGCGCGCAGTCCAATAAATTATTCTATGCCCCTCATCAAACAATTTATTTATTTTATCTATTCTTTTTTGCAATGGAAGAGCATTCTCATAATCTCCTTCAAGGCGTTGGGTACAAATAGTATTATCTATATCTACAATATAAGTTGTCACTTTGGCTTTACTCCATTAAGAATGTTTGTCGTAGAATATCCAGGTATTCTATCGAAAAATACAACTTTTTTAGCATATTTAGAACCAACAACTGGTTTATCTTTATAATCTGAACCAATAACCATTATATCAGGAGATTTAATACGTATCAAATCCTCGAGTTCTTCGGTAGAATTAAATATCAACACTTCATCAACAAATTTTAATGATATTAACATTTTTTTTCTATCTTCTTGACAATAATATGGACGATTTTGTCCCTTATCTCTTTTTACTTTTTCGTCTGAATCAATCCCAACAATAAGTTCTCCACCTAAAGATTTAGCATATTTAAGCAAATCTATATGTCCTGGGTGTAGGGAATCATAACAACCATTCGACCAAATTCTCATACTGTTGTGACGCCTCGATGCTGCACAACTATAGTAGCGCATTCATTTGCAAACTCAATTGCTTTATCAATTTCTTTTGTTTCTACAAATTTATAAACCAACCCAGCAAGAAAAACATCACCTGCACCAGACACATCTTTAATTGCAACATTTTTTACTTTATAAATTCTATCTTTATGAACTGCCCCCATTTTTCCACTAGTAATAATAAATTTGTCAGCTAAATGTTTTGGAATGTGTCGAAAACTTTTTTGATACTCATTCATATTAATTTTAATATATTTTATGT